TAGTTTTTGAAGTCATCAAATTATAAACAGGTTTACTTTGTATTTCATTCTCAACGTAATTTAATACAAAATCTTTAACCTCAAAATCATCTTTTATCTCTAAAAATATATCATTCTTTTTAATAATATTAAATGAACTTTGATCATTTGGTTTGCATTTAAAAAAGTTGTTTACTTCTAAAAATCTTTTAAAATTATAGTTGTCTAAGGATAATTTACCGTCTTGACTTGCGGTGTAAAATGGCTCTAAATTATTATCGTTCATATCTTTTATTATTTATAACTTACAACATTATCAATTCCATAATTATTATCTAATAATAAATGAAAATCAGCTATTCTTTCTTCTAATAAAATAATTACTGTAAAATCATTATCCATTATAACTGCATCATAACTATCTTCAAAAAATGTTAATTCAAACATTTCTATATGATCAAAATGTTCAATTAGTTTTGGTTGAAACAAACTGTCATCAAAGAAAAATGCATTTATAAACTCTTCCTTTTTGAAATCTAATTTTGTTTTGTTATTTATTAAATCTTTTAATTTATTTAATACTTTTTTATTTTTAGATTTTTTATTCCATAATACGTCAAATACTAATTTACCAAACTCATTAATACTTTTTTCTTTACTTTCTTCCATCTTAATTGTTTTTTACTTTAGGGTTATTTACTACTGTTAATGTCGTTCCATCATTTAAAACTGTTGTTTCAATTGTGTACGATACATTTTTTAAAACCATTGGATTGGTTTCTCTTTTATAACAACTAGATAAAGTTGTTAATACTACTACTACTACTACTTTTTTCATACTTAACCGTTTAAAATGCGAAAATCCCTATTAAAAAGCCACGGTCAAACAGCTTCTTTAATAAGGATTTTCTAAAAATTTCTTTATATGGATTTGACCGTTCCGTTAACAAAGATAATCAAATATATTTAATCTACAACATTTATTTGTTATTTATATTAATTCTAAATAAGAACTTTTTACGTTTTTACTTAAACTTTTTACGTAACTTTTTACGGGTTAAAATGTTAATTTATAGTTACTTATGTTTTTTACCGTAAAATCTTAAAAACAACTTTTTACGGTATTAAGTAATTGACTTACAATGTATTAAAGCCAAAACGTAAAAAGTTTTTGATTTTTTTTAGAAAAATATTTTCACAAAGAAAAAAACTAATATACCTTTTTTTTGTTAAACTTTTTACGTTTTGTATCTAAACACTTACTATCATTGAGTTTGAGACCGTAAAATCTTTTTTATAAATAGCTAAAACTTTTTACGTTTTTACTAAACTTTTTACGAAATGTACCTTTTTCTTTTCTTATTTAGATTAATTATAAATAGTGTTTTTTTCTGCTATCTCTAATTTTCTGCTGTTCGTTCCTACTTTTTTGGTCAAATTGTAGCATTGTTTTTTGTTGTTGAACTAAATTAGCTTGATGAATTGGCAAAGTTGAGCAGGAAAATAGTAGTAAAAGTATAAGGTATTTCATAGAATGTAAAGGTAATAAAAAAGCCAATCAAATTAATGACTGGCTTGAATGTTTATTCGTTTATAAATTATAATTGATCAAAAATTGAAACTTGGTTATTTTTATTACTTTCTTCAATTCCTCTCATAGAATTATAAATAGTATTTCCAGCTTCATAGTCTACTAAATTCCTTCCTATTTTACGTTTATTTTGTTTACCATTATAACTACTTAAATCAATTTTATGATGAGCTTCTAATTGTGGCAATTGCCATTCTCTTATTTTAGCATCTCTTTCTTTGAAATTTGGTATGTTAAAATTAGACCAATATAAATGTCTACCTCTTTTAGTAGCAGGTATTAAAGGTTCATAGTACGGTATAACGTTTTCAACAACAAATTTACCTTTAAAATAATGTTTTAAAAAAAGTATTTCTTCATATAATTTCATGTCAGGAAAATGAGGCTTCCAACTTTCACGTGTATATTGGCTAATATTGATCTTACTATGAGTAGGGCAGGGTGGCGAACTCCATATAAAGTCAAATTCTTTGTAATGATCTAACAAATATTGATGAGCATCTTTTACAATTACTTTATCATTTGGAAAACGTTCTTGATACATTCTTGCTAGTTCTGGATCTAATTCAACCGCTGTAACATCGCAATCCTTCCAAAGCAATCTATTACCACCTAAACAAGCGTATAAATTTAATACTTTAATTTTCTTCATTATTCACATATTTTTTTCTGTAATTACTTATTGAATAGCCAAAGTATTCCTTTTTACAATGTTTTAAGACTATTCTAGCTCTTATCATACTTGACTTACAGAATAAAGTTTTAAAGTCTTTATTTCGCATATAAGCTAGTCTATGTTTATTTGTAATTAATGATTTACGTTTGACGTAATTTTCGTATTTAATTTCTTGGTATAGTGTCATAATTTATATTCCATTAATATCATTCTATATTTACTTGCATTTTTTATTGATTTTACATAATTTTCATAGTCATAATTTAAAACTTGCACTTCAGAATTTCTAAGTTCAATTTTAAATCTTTTTTTTAATGTTTGAAAATCACAATTTCGATATAAAAAAATATTGTTTTTAAAATGATAGTAGATAAATCTTCTAATTTAAATGTCATTTACATTTCCTTTTTCTTTTAGCTTAAAACAAGCATCTATAAATTTATCATAATCTTTATAATCTTTATAGTATGATTTTATTTTTGTTATTGTTTCCATTATATTTTTGCTTTTAGTTTAAATGATTGCTCTATAATTGCTCTAAATTCTTTTAAATTGTCTGTATGTTCCTGAGCTAATTCCGCTTTGTCTTCCTTTGAATTTCTCCAATATAAACTATTTGCATTTCGTTCAACTACTTTAATCACGTCATTTGTAAAAAACTCTGGCATTACGCTGTTAAGCTCCTCAAAGTATTCTAAATACAAAGGTGTCCAAGTCACAATTATACCCATTAAACTATCGTAATATTCTTTATTTTTGGCAAATTCTTTGTTTCTTAATTCCGTTTCAATTTGCTTTTTTAGTTTTTTTTCTTGCTTAGTCATTTCTTAGTTTTTAATAAAATTATAGGCTGATGTACTACCTGACATATTGAATTGATAGTATTCATTTTCGCAGTAACTTTCATTTACTCTAATTTTAATAGAGGTTGCATTTAAAAAGTCTAAAATTGCATTACTTATATTTATGTCATCAATTAAAAAAATTGCTTTACTATCTTCGCTTTTTGTTCCTACTGTACTATATTTTTTCCATTCACTATTAACCATTAATGAAATATCTACGGAAGGGTTTTCATCACAAAAGTAACCACCTTGTAAATATAAAGAAACTTCACCATCTACATTTTCAAGTTTTAAAATCGCTCCATTATTTTCTTTGGTGTGACATATTTTATATGGGTCATCAAATCCATTATTTACACTTTTATTTGTCCATTGTGCTATTGACACGTTCGCCAAAATTAATCCTCCTACTGTTAAAATTATTCTTTTCATTTTTTATCTATTTTAAATTTACTACTATCTTTTTTTATACTTACTAAATAATATTCAAGGCTTTCATAGTGAATGTAGTAAGTTGTCTTGTCTATTTTAATTGTTTTCATCTGTTTTAAATTTTGGATTTTGAATTAATGATAGTATTTTTTGTTCTTTTATATATTTTAAAATATTTTCATTTGTTTTGTAGACAAATAATTCTTCCACTAATTTAGTTATGTAATTCATATTCTTTAAGTATTTCTGTTAATGTTGGTGCAATATATTCATAATTTTCTCCTTCAAAATAAGGTTCTTCCTTATGACCTATAACAGCTTGCCTAATGTAGTGCATTCCTTTACTAGGTTTAATTACATTCCTTCTATCTTTGCGTAATTGTACTTCATTTTTATAGTGACATTTTCGGCATCTATATGAGAAATATTGTTTTTCACCTGTATTATGTCTATTTTTTCCTTGTAAAAAGTTAAGTACATTTAAATTTTTAACCGTCTTACATTGTGTGCATTGTCTAGTCATATAATCGAAGGCTCCGCTAAAACAATTGATATTATTTCATTTTGAAATCTATAATTTTTCATCTCATCACTCCATAATAATTGGTAACCTTTATCAAATAGTATTCGTTCTAAATGACTGTTATAATAACCAATTAACAATACTTTTTGTTTAGTTATTTCTACGTTAAAAAAATTGTCTAAATTTAATTCGTAGTGCAATTTCGTTGCTAAGTCTAAATTCGTTTTCATCTTATTTTGTTTTAATTGTGTAAGTATTTCTGTCCCAGTTTTTAATATTTTTTTGTCTTTCCATTTCTTTACCATATAATCCCCAAAAGTACATTGCCCACTCGTTAAAATCTTTCGGCTTATCTTTTGGAAAAATTGTTTTGCTAATTCTTAAAGTTTTCATAATTTCTAGTTTTTAAAGTTTATTGATTTGTTCTTTTACTTCTTTCCAATATTCAATAGTTTTTACTATGCTTTTTGTATCATAAATAAATAAATGACTTTCTATTATTTCATCTACTATTTTATTTGTAATTAATTTTGCTTTTTCATCATTTGCAATAATATCTCTAATTATGCTAAAATATATGTGAAAGGCTTTTGATTGTGTATTCATAATATTGTGCGTTACAGTCGCACCCCTGATTTTATTTAGTTTAAACCTTGTTGTGTCATATAGTCATCAAACATCATATCCATACATTGTTTATTTTCAGTTACTTTTTTCATTAATTTTAAACCATTATTAACCCAGTCTTTTAATAATTGTTTCATATCTTCTTCAGTTTCTAAAATGTAGTTATTTAATTTAGCAAACATCATTAAGTTTTCTAATTGCTCTTGATCTTTTTGTGTAAATTCTGCGTTCATAATCTTTATTTTTTAGTTATTGTTTCCTTGTGTGATACAAATATACATACTTTTTTTAAATATACAACTGTTTATTTAAAATAAATGTAAAATAAAAATTAACTACCTGATTATCAAGATAGTTAATTTTATATTATAAATAACATTTAAAGACATTTAACACTTTCTCGCTTACAGGCATCTTATAAATAATGAATTTGTTATAAGTCACTCTATTGATACTTTCTAATACTTTCTCCCTTAATGGAGATTTTGATTTCAACCCTACTATTATTCTTTGTTGAAATTCAAGTGTAACGAAGCTATTTCTAACCTCGTCACACTTGTTTTGATCTACTAATAACTTCAAAATGGTAAATCTTTTGGGTCCTCTAAAATTGTATTCTCAACTTTAACATCATTTGTTACTGGCTCAATTCTCCAGGCATCTAAAGAAACAAAGTTACTTACTATTTGAGTAGTTGGGTTGGTCCAATCACGTCCCTTAAGGTTGCAATGTACATTAACACTGTCATTTATTTTGAACTTATCCAATAAAGGACATTTGTCGTTAGTCACTTGAATTTTAAAGATTTCAGGATATTGTCCATCTGTTTTTATTTTGAATTCTCTTTTACTAAATTTTTCACTCTTAACCTCTGTTTCATTAATTGCTACGATTCTACCTTTGATTTCAATATTCATATTTATTTATTATTGGATTACTATTTATATTTTATTTTCAAGTCTTTTTAAGACATTTAAATCAACATTTTCCTGTTCATTTAAAATAGTTTTATTAGTCAAATACTTTAAATTTTCTTCATTAAATATACGTTGCTCTATTGCCTTGAAATTATGCCAATCAACTGAGTTATTTAAAGTTTTTTCATAAAGCAAATTATTAATTTTCATTTTTTGTAAAACTTCTGTTTCAATTTCTATTTTTTTAATACCTAATTCAAAGTATTTTTTAATTAATTTAATCATATTTATTATTTATTATTTGTTTGTTAATATACTCCTCAATTGTTCCTGCTGTATCAATATAAAATTAACTTTCACGCTTTTGTTGTTTTGGGTGTCGGAGTAGTAAAATTAACACTACTCCGATACATGGTATAATTAAAATCCTAAACATTTTATAAAAAAATTCATGATTAAATATCCTATCGTTACAATTCCAAAACCTAAAATTATCCTAAACATTTTTAACCATTATTGAAGATTTACTAAATGTTATGATCGGACGTTTCAAAACTTCGCCTGTACTTTCATCTAAACTAGATACTTTCGAAAGTGCCACTTGCTTATATTTGTCTTCAATTTCTTTTAAATTATCCTTTGCAATTTGCCACTCCTCAATATCTGAATAGTCAATTAATCTACGGCCTTCAATTTTAGTTATCATTTTAGATCCATATTTGAAACTTTTTTCCGTACGGTTTTCAGCTTCTTCAATTGCTAGTTCCTGCACCTCTCTATTAACTTTGTCGGCTATATCTTTTACCTCCTTAGAAATAGTGTATAGGCTCAAAGCGTCTAGTTCTCCATTTCTAACAGCGTTAACCATCATTTCAAAATGATCTTGTAGTGTTATAACAGTTGCTTCGGTAACTACTGATAAATGGAATGGATTTTCCGTTGGTGTATTTTCCCAATGCATTTGATCTTGTTTGTCTATGTCGTTTAAATTTTCCATGATTATTTACTTTTTTCGATTAATAATTTTTCTACTTCACTACTTACATTGTACTTAGCTTTGATTTGCTCAATCGTTCCCTTGCCTTCTTTTAAAGCATCTACGCAACGAATAAAGTTAGTCGAACCAACTTGTAATATTTCTTTAACTGTTGGTGTTGGTATGCTTGCTTTTTGACCATCATCGTCGTCAGATTGAAGGCTCATCAGACTTTGCAACGTGTACCTACGGTAGTAAGTTATTTGACTTCCGAGAGCCTGTGCAGTTAAGTTAGGCGATAAATCAATACAACTTTCAACACTTTCAAATGTATCAATGTCAATTATCTGAGTGAATACTTTACCGTCTTTTATCGGTTGTAACATTATTAAACCTTTCTCGAGTAGTATCGGCTCAACTGCTTCTATTAAAGCGTTTAAATCGGCATAAGTATTTTTGAAGTGTGGATTTTTTGCATTTTTCTTTACCACTCCAATTTCTTTTTTTGCCTCGTGTATTTTTGCGTAAATTTTCATAATTGTTCTGATATTAACATTTTTATATAATCTATTTTGTCGAATAATAAGTCTAGTATATCAATCTCACTATCTTCTAACTTAATACTATCAACCTCAAAGTTTCCGTTAAGGTTTAAATACTCCTCCTCAAATGTTGGGGCCGTGAACTCAATTTCACAGATCAATTTTAATTCTCTAAATTCTACTTGTACTTCCATTTTTATTTATTTTTAGTTAAAATTTAATTTTTCGCATTCAAATGATCCGTCTAATTGTTTAACGAAATAGTGATGCCATTCATTAGGTGTATTTTCTTCGGTTTTTAAACCTAATAAAAAACCATTTGAAATATAAACACAACCATTTTCTTCATTTAAACAATTATTAAATACTTTTTTATAAAGTCCTTTTTCTTCTAAGAAATCCTCTAATTCATAGAAATCTATTTTGTTTATTTCAGTACCTCTGTAGTTAATTTTTTCAGTTTTCATAATTTTTGTTTTTTAGTTATTGTTTCGTTACCACAAATATACAAACTCTTTTTTAATATACAACAGTAAATTTAAATTATTTTAAATAAAAAAGTGAGCTATTTTTTAAGTACCTCACTTTTAAACTATTAACTAAAACTAAAATATTATGAATTATAAAGATAATTAAATTTTTATCTCAAAATGCATGAAATCCATATTCTTTTCAATTCCTAGTGAAATAAATCCATGTTTGTAAAATATATCAATCATAGGTTTGTATTCGGGACGTGCAAATCTAGCAGTTCTTGAAGTTTCATGAAGTGTATTTCTCGCAGGGTCTAAGTCAATAGCAATACCCCAAGCGTGTTTTGACCATGAAGAGCCACCTCTCATCTTTCTATAATTAAAACAACCGCCGTAAAGATCAATTCCTAGTTCTTTTATCTTATCATATCCGTAATGAGCTAATAAGTCATTAAATACGGCCTTTAAATTAGGAGCGATAAGTTTATGACATCTTACTTTTGAGGTTGTCGTATCTAAGTCCCACGCTATTCGCAAAGGATAAGGAATAATTATAGTTTCTAAATATCCAGCTCCTGTAATGTTTGGAGTGCCGTATTTTTTTATCGCTTGTTGTGTAGTTAACATAACCTTAAATTTTAGTTAGTTTACTGATTGCCGTTGCGGTTGCTCCTATTGTTATCAAAGCTGTTCCAACTGTTACAGTAGCAGGAATAGTTACTAATCCACCCCCAATTAAACCTAAAATTATACCTATATGTATTATTTTCTTAAAAAATACAGGCGTGTCCGAATTCCATCTTTTTTTCAATTCTCTCATTATTATATTTATTAATTATTGTACTAAAATGTTACCAATCTCATTTGTTAAATTCTTAAATTCTTTATAATCAAAATCACAATCATTATTATTTCTTACAAAATCTAAGCCCAAATATGCCACGAATTTACCATCCTTAAAATATGGAGCTATATACACGCTTTTTATTCCTTGTCGATTAAGTGCTATATATGTACTCGTTTCTTTAATGTCTTTAATATCTGAATAAATCATTCTATCTAACATAACTTGTTGAAGAAAATTCGGGAATAAAGAAACAGGTAAATTTTGCAAGTTTTGAGCTTCTGAACTTATCCCATTTGCGCAAACTTCAAAGGACATCGAAGTGTGATTTCTATGAGTGTTATCATAGTACATTATACTATTGCTAAATTGGAAAATATATGACCTATCAGCTCCATATTTAAACATCAAATTATTTAACATTTGCTGAATTAGAACGTTGTTATTAATGTCCTCTTTAACGGGGTCGTTTATTTTTCTTTCAACAACTTGCGTAATTAAAGATTTATAATAAAATAGCACTAACCCCACGAATAGAAGGATTAGAGCTATATTTTTCATTTTCCGTAATTCTGAAAGTATTGATTTTATATTGTTCATTTCAATTTAATCATTTCAACACAAGCATTCAGTTGTGCTTGTTCCTCAACTGTGAAATCTTCCCAAACTAAGACTTTCACGTTATTACCGTTTAAATCTTGAGTTATTATTCTCATGTTTTCAGTCATTTTCAACTGTGCAATTATCTGTCCTATTTCTATCATGATTTATTTATTTATTATTGTAAAATTACATTTCCTTGTGCATCTGCTGTATTTGTTTGACCGTTTACTATGCCTGCACTTTTAAAAGTTGTTGTTCTTGCAATCGTACTATTAGTAGCATACACAGTAGGCGTTCCATCTGACCAAAGAGCCACAGCACTTGCATTTCTAGTTTCAAAATGACATCCAATATATTTATTGCCAGTATTTGGATATGTAACACAATGACCTGATGTAGTATTTAATTTTGAATAAAACTTAGTGCCATTATAGATACCATAGGCATTTGCTACACATACACTTGCTTCCGCTGTAACTGTACAATTAATTAAATTGCCCACAGAACCATATCCATTTACATATTGAGTACCTGACCTTAACGTGCAATCAATTAAAACTGAACTTGTTGGGTCGGCTACACCAGCACCAAAATTATATACAAAACTTGCTCTTGCGTCTAAATAACAATTTTCCACACTAGTTAAGTTTGGGTCACCAGATATAATTGAGGATGTTAAGTTAACAATTGAGCAATTAACTACTCTATTGGCTGATGTTATACTTGAAGCACCGTTAGACCTAATGGCACAACTAGAAATTAAAGTAGTACCAGATATTGTTGAAGATGTACCCGTTGAGTTAATTGTTGAGTTCATTAATACAGTTCCGCTAGATACAGCAAAACCACTTGTACAATTAACAGTTATACCATAAGCCTCGCCAAGATTGTCCCCAGAAATAGATAAGGTTACACAATCATTACCTTTAAAATTTAACCCGTAAATTTTCCCCCTACCAACATAACCATAAGAGCCAGTTCCACCCGCTCCAGCTAAAGATGAGTTAATTAAAGCATTACCTCTTAATATAGTGGATGAATTTGTTATGTAAATTGCAATTTGAGTGCTTACACCTTTTTTTATTTCACCATTTAATAGTTGAACTTCACAAGCCACACTATTGTCAATCATTCTAAATCCTGATGCAAAAGTTAAGATATATCCGTTATAGTTAATGTTCACACCATTTTTTAATATATGGTCTGCTATACTTTCAGTCTGTGAGCCAAACATTTCAATAGTTTGACCTGCTACAGCTGCCGCTACAGCTAATTGATAAGTTGCGTAATATGTATAAACACCGCTTGAATTTGCAATGCCCCATATACCACCTGATGAACCACTTGCAGGAGTTCCCCACGTTCCATCATCTTTAAGATAGTTACCTACATTTGTGCCTTTGGGGACGAAACCATGTTTTGCAGTTGTGAAATTGTTTGTCGTTATATCAGTTGTTGTAATTGTAGCATCTGATATTGTTTGGTCGCCTGTATTTGTTCCACTTGTATTGCCTAATAAAGTAGATTCAGCACTTGTAATTAATCTACTACCTACAACTGTGTCAACTTTCAAAGCTAAAGCATCAAATACTCCGTTAGATTCTACTGCCTTATTACTTCCATCTGTTGGAACGGCATCAATAGATTGCAATGTCCAAACCGCAGTCGCCGTTGTTACATCTGAACAAATGTATAAGCTACCATCGTCTAATATCCATCTACTCCCAACGATAAAGCCTTTTGTGTTGTCATCTGTAGCACCAGGAGTAGTTGTGAAATTGTGAGATACTTCTCTAATTGTTGTGCCACCATCACCCATTACATATAAACGACCCGCTTCCCATTTCAACTCATAACCAACTGAACATATTTGAGCAATACCTTTAGCACCACCATAACCAGCGTCGATAGTTCCCTTTCTTAATGTAGATGTATTATCGAATAAAACACCAACACCACCCGTAAACTCAATGTTATCAGTAGTTGTATTACCAACCGTTGTAACGTCTTGTAAATCCTGTGCTACTAAGCCACCAATAAACGTATCTACTAAGTCAGGCACAACCGCTGTTATATAAGTGTCAACCGCTTGCGTTGTTGGGTAAAGTGTATCGTTAATCGTAGTGAAATCAGTTACCTTATTGTCGACATCTTCAGCATTTAAAGAAATCAATGTTTGGTCACCCGTATTTATTCCGCTTGTATTATCTAGCTTAACCTTATCTTCAGCATTAAGTAAACCAGCCTCTATATTTGTAGCCTGTGGGATAGTAACATCCGAACCCGTAGAACTTTCAATCTTAAAACTTGTACCTGTTTTTGTAGATAAACTTAAATTAGTTGTACTAGTTAACCCAGCATCTATAAAAGCTCTAATTTCAGCAACCGTAGTTTCATTAGTTCCGCCTTCGTCTAGTATTGTATCTTTGTTTTTTTCGTGTGCTAAAACCGTTGGAAAAACATCGTTCCAGTCAGCACTTCCAATTATAGGAGTTACACCAGTAGAAGCTTCAATCGATACCCACATACGGCCATCATAGGTAGCAAATTCACCTATTGAATAGCTTCTATCGACATCATACATTAAAGTTGGGTCATTTGCTTGACTTAAAGCTACAAAATCGTTATAAATGTTTATGAAATTACCATCGATTTCGGCATTTGTCAACGTGTCATCCTTATTTATTAACGGTAAATTGTCCGTTTCTCGTAAAATTAAATTATCACTATTCATTAGCTCCCTATATTTCTTATTTTAATACCATTAGTAAAGTTACTATTTTTATCACATTTATATAACGGATAACTAGCTTTATTTCTTTCTAAATATTTCTTTATATTTTCTTCGCAAAATGTAGCTCCAGAACGTGCTTGGGAAACTAATCTAGCAATTGTTTTTTCCTCTACTTTGTCGCTATATTGGTTAGTCTTGTGAACTAGTCCAGTTGCCGTACTAATCACGTTTGAATTAGCTAAATATCTTGCGTAAGTTGAATAAACTAAATACTGTTTTATTCCATCTAAATAGTACACCTCATTTTGATAAGTATATTGACCACCGTTAAACAATTCAGAATAGAGGGTTAAAATTGGAAAATCAGCTATTAAATCTAAATAGAAAGCATCCCCTATCAATTCCCTTAAATCAAAGTTTTGAGCTTCTAAAATGTAAGGACTTAATTGTTTAGTTTCATTAACATTCAAAGAAATTGACTTAACGTCTTGAATATTTGCGAGTGTTATTAATTTTGTTGTTATCATAATGAAAGCATTTGATTAGTTTGTTCATCACTTAAACCGAATAATACTTTTAAAGTACCTTTCTTTTGGTCTATTGTTAATAATGGGTCGCTTAAAATACTAGTTAAGGCTTGTGTTCCACCAACTCCCAAAGTAACAGCTAATAAAGTAGTATCTGCTTTTAAATCAGTTGCTTCTTCGTCTCCATTTGCTATACGAATTTCATTTTTTGTATAGTATGATAGGTATTCTGGTGCAATTGCTTTGCTATATTTCAAGGGTAAAATAGAATAGTCATTTGAAGGGCAAATATTATAATAATAATTACTAAATATTTCAGTTAAAATTTCTTCAACTACTAGCCTATCATCTGAAGTTATACCATTATAATAATCGAAGGCATCGCTAATCTCTTTTGACGTTCCTAAACTACCAGCCACACGCAATAATAAAACTGGAGGTATTAAAAACATTTTAATTATAGCATCACGTGAACTATTTTCAGTATATTCATATAAACCGTCGTAATTTTGAATGTCTAATTTTTTCAGTTCAATTGCCTCTTCGTTACTTTCACGTTCAATAACCATTATACGTCCCGCACCTTCGCCACCTTGAAAAGCTCGCATATTTTCATCAAACAATTCAGCGTCTTCATCACTTTCTGTTTTACCCATAACCAATAAATGAGAAGCCAAAAAATTATCCGTAGCCGTAGAATGTTTGAATTTCTTTAATTGACCTTCTGTAAGCATATCCTCTAAAACAGCATCAAATGGAGCTAAAGGATATTCGTTCATTGGTGAATAGTAGATTTGACCCTTATAGTTTTCCCAACCTCCAGCTTCTTCAACCTCTTGTTCTACATTTGCAGGATTGTATGGATTTATGTAAACTATGTCAGTCTTATCGAATTTCTTATGTTTAGTCATGCCCCAATCGTCGTAAACTTCAATCATCCCATAGCGTTCGTCACCTTCGGGAACTAATCGACAAAACTCAAAAGGAATTAAACTAACCTCTCTTTTTTGATTTAAACCATTATAATTTAAATGAATAGCAACTCCACCAAATTTAACGAAGTCTTTAAATAATTTACGTAAAAATTTATCAGTAGTTTCACCTTTTGAGTTAATCTTACTTTTGTAAAAATCGGTATCTTTTAAACCGCCACCAAAACAAAATTTTTCGTGTAATTTTAAACAAGTTTTTGCAGTTCCGCTATCATTGACAATATCAGTAACCCTTTGCGGGTACTTATTATCAAAGTCGTATTTCTTTACAAAAAAACCAATGTTATCAATAACATCAATTCTTTGCGTAACTTTTTGAGCTGTACTTTTTACTTTAGCCATTATGCTTTACGTTTAGCTCTAGTTCTTTTAACCGCCTGAACTACTTCTTTTATTTCGTCAGCTAGTTCTTTAATGTCCTCTTTAATACCTACTATTTTTTTCCAATTTTCGGGTACTTTATCAAAAAACTTAATCAATACAGGATTGTGTTTTAATGCCGAAATACATTGTTTATCAGTTGAGTGTTCAGTAATAGTGTCTACTCCGAACGACATTATAACCGCTCCCTTTTTAACGTGAAATTCTTTTTCCATTTTCTCTATTATTTTATTTGTTATGTTTGGACGTTTTAAAGCGAAAAATAAATCCTCTATACATTCGCACTTTTGAGCCTTATTTAGACTTATTCCAAATAAGGTAATGTTTAATTTATTAGCTTCTTGCCATTCAATAGAAAGGTGGTTACCCCTCCATAAATGTTTTGTTTTTTCGTAGCTTAAAACTTTATCAATTTGTTCTTGCATATCTTAAAAAAAAAGGGTGCCAAATAAATGACACCCTTAAATTTAGTTATTATTTTTGAATTAATCCAATAAACTATCAACAACTGCTTTTGATAAAGCATAAGAAGTAATAAATAAAGAGTTAGGAAGTCTAGGCTCTTTATTGTTAATTGTTGTGAAAGTAAAGTCAAACGCTCCTTGAGTATCTGCATTATTTGGATCACGTTCTAAAACCGACATTTCCAATCCTGTTGTTAAGCCGTATATCTCAAATGCTGAATTTCCAGCCACTCCTTTAAAGTAGTTTTCTGTAATGATCACAAAACGACCGTCTTTCATTGAGTTCAATTGTTCTTTAATCTCTGGAGATAAATCAAAACCTTTCATTTGCACAGAATGGTCGAACATATTGTTAAATCCAACTTTTACCATCATTGCTTTTGGTGCAATTGAATTATTTTTACCGTCTATTTGGTAAGCAAATTTACCAGATGCCAAAACAATGTCCTCAACTGTTGCCGTGTTAACTGCATCGAAAACTATTGATGAAATATCATCGTAATTAAAGATAACCGCTCTGTCACGAGTACCACCTTGCATCGGATTGTCGCAACTTATTAAAATGTTTGAAGCAATTGCTCCACATACTACTGACATATTTTTATATTTTTAAAAGTGAGTAAAAAAAAGGGAGTTTTAACGCCCCCCTTAGTTATTTAGTAAGCAACTTGAATTTCGTAATCCAATACTACTTTTGCATCAATGTTAAATGCAAAATCAATAAAGTTTTTCTTAGATTTCTTATCGTTGAAAACGTCCATTCCTGACATTGCTGTTACCTCTTCAGTACCTACTTGTAAGTTTGTTGGAGTAACCAATAAAGCTCTGTGAGGTAAGAAATACTTAGTTCCATCTGAATAGTAAGAACGAATAATTCTATCCCAAAGATTGAAAGAGTAAACCTCAATTCCACCAGACTTAAGTAAAGTGATACCGTTTTCTAAACGTTCAGTTGTGAACGCTACGTTATAAGCTAACAATTCTCTTTCGTATTGATCAGCAACCGATTGAGTAACTACATATACAAGACCAGCTTGTTCACGTAACCTGTAATCAGCACCAAAACGTAAATTTTGTAATGCATTTGAAACTACTTTGTTTGTTGTATCCGTAGATGTGAAATTTTGAAGAGCAAATGAAGCTTGACCATTTCTAGAAGCTAAATCAGTTGTTTTTCTTGTTGCATCAGCTGAAACGATAGCGAAAATTTGTTTCCAAAAACCATCGATTTTGTTGAAATAAGCTAAGTCCGTTCCGTTAGTTATAACACCACCGTCAACAACATTTTCTGCAGTTGTATCTCCGAACCAAGCAATTCTATAGATAGCTTCTTGAATAGCATCAGTTACCAATTCTTCAACAAAGTTCAAGAAATCTGTTCCTGTTAAATCATACTTTTCAATTCCTTTTTTAGTTCCGTACAAAAAGAAAGTTTCTTTTAAATCGGACCAACAACTTTCGAAACGATCTGAAACTACTGCAGGATTCCAGAATTTCTCAGTGTTAACGATTGCGTTAGTTGCACTTGAAGGGTCACATGATCCTGTACCTTTTCCAACTAATCCATTCAATCTACCTAAGATTGCAATTTGTTTTTTTGCTACAATTCCATTTACTACTGAATGGAATTTTGTTAATTCTGGTTTAGAAAATGCACTTTCAAATACCGCTTCCGATACTGCTTTGATTTCTTCGCCGTTAAATGTTAAATCTGTTACGTCTATTAAAGCCATGTTTACTTATTTATTTATTATTTGTTTTTACTAATTAATTTTCTTTCTTTCATTTGTTCTTTGATAGTCTTCGGAGTTTCAATTTCTCTAAATACAGTCGCTTGAGCAGGTGGTGTATAATTACTCCCAACTTTTGCTAGTTCCTCCATTTTAGCCACAACTGTTTCAGCAACTCCATTTGCTTTATCCAATTCCAATTTTAAAGCTTCAATTTCAGCTTTTAAACTTTCATTTTCTGCTGTTAAAGCATCCATTTCTTCTTGAGTAGGCATTGCAGAAAGCTCAACTTCCAATTCAATTTCTTGTTCTGGAGCTTCCATATACTCAGAAACTAGACCGTTTAAAATAACGATTGTAGCTCCTTCAATAGTTAAGTAAGTTCCATCTGTTGGAACTGTTCCATCTTCCAATAAAACTGCATCTCCTACTTGAATGTCATCAAATGGTAATTCTAAATTACCCTTATCCGTTTCAACCATCATTGCTAATTGGTTACGTTCAACCGTAGCAACAATTTCTTCACCTTTTAAAATCGACATTGCTAAGGCAACACGCTCCATTAATGGTTTTTTCATATTTGTTTGTTGTTTATTATAAATTAGAGCAACCGCTCTTTGTTGCTGTTTTGGAACTATTGCAGAAGCAAAATTCAATTTCAAACATTGGTCAACAGTTAATGAAGTTTCGATTTTCATCAAACCACTCAAAGCCTCTTTACTAACTCCTGTCGCTTTTGCGTAGTTGTTAATCATTTCGCTTTCAGTTTCCTTAATGTTTTTAGACATTTCTTCAAGTGCGTTTGCATCACCCGTAACATTCATTAAGAATGGATTGTGAATGATATAAGACGTACCTTCTTGAATGAAACGATTATTTAATGGAACAGATAAATGTATTTCAGTAGCTATTGAAGCACAAAGATTTTCGGCTATTGTGTTAACGTTACCAAGTGAACTAAGAAATTGAGCAATTGAACGACCTACTTCGACATAACCGCCCTCGCTATCAATATGTACATTAACTGTATCTACTTCTCCAAGCCCTTGAACTTGCGAAACGACATCAATTAATTCAATACCAGTTTTAGTAATTATACCGTTTTCATCGTATGAATTACCAATTTGACCTTTTATGTAGACATTTCCTATCATATTGTAAAAATAAGTTATTGTTTTTGTGTTAATTTGACTTTAAAACGTCAAAGATTATACTAATATTTTAACGACTGAAAAATTTAAATCTGAAACTCTTATATCTGTTGATTGACTGTTTTTCACAAACAACTCTACATAATCGTTTGTTATTAAATCAATTTGATATTGAGTACTTCCTGGATGTTCTTGATTACTTGTGGATGTTCTAATCGTCATTTCTGAGTTAGTCAATATCGTTCCATTCTTTGCTATTCCAATACTTATATTTTGGTTACTTGCTCCCGACCTTACTGCAGTATTTACAGTAATTAAAAACGACGTATTAAAAGCACCTGAATAAGTTAGTCTATTATTTGAATGTGAAAATTTAGAATTATTTGAATCAGCAGTTGTAGTACCTAAAGCCTTTACCCATACATTAACATTAGGCCCTCCAATAATTGTATCAGTTGCATTATTAACCATATAATAAAAACCTCTTGTTGTTGTATTTTGAATACCTACACAATTAGTAAATAAAGTTTTATTTGATGTTTGGTCTACTCCTAAAATATAAGAACCGCCACCGCTAAAATTGACAGTATCTAAAATGTATCTCTCGTCTGAGATAGTCGCACTTGCTGAAACATTTAAAGAAGTTTCACCCGACAAAGTAACGAATGAACTGTAAATTATTCTAAAACGTCTTGTTACCGTTAATGTACTTGCTAATGTTATAGCAGTTCCACCCGTAGAAGAATCAAACAAACAGTTACCAAAAGCAATTGTACCAATAGAACCATCAAATGTCATTCCGCTTGAATTAAGGAATGCACTATCACCCATCACAAAGTTAGTATAGTCTTTAATTGTTCCTATCGTTGCACAATCTACAAAGTTGATACCGAACCAATCAATAGCGGTTGTTGTTCCATCACCATCTAAATTAAAAACTGTACCGTGAGTGAATGAGATGTTACGAATAGGTAATGAATAAACCGAAGTAATTAATGCAGTAGCTGAATTTAAACCCGTAGATTTTATGTAACAGTTTTCAGAACTTGCACCTAGTATAACAGTATTTAATCCACATACTAATCTATCTCCAGTTAAATCTACTGTTGTTGTGAAAAAGTAGGTTACACTATCTAATAAGGTTATAACATTACTTATAGCAATTGGAAGGTCTGATTTGCTTGAAACAAATATAAATTCATTCGTTTTATTCTGATAATTATTCCATTTAGTAGCATTTGCAAAGGTCGAAGCAGAAACGAATTTATCAGTATTAGTTCCCGTATTTACTTCGCTTAAAGTTGCTTGATAAGGGCTTTCAGAATATTCCCACGTTACACCGTTTGAATAGTACATTCCCAAAGGGTAGTAAGTTCCACCAACTGAAAATGGTAGCCACTTTGTACCTTGACTAGCTTCACACCAATAGAAATCATTTGAAACTAGTGTAGGGTCTGGCAAACTTGCATAATTTGAAACAGTATTAATTACCGTTCCCGCCCCACTACCTCCTGAGGCTGGATTAAAACCCGTATTTTCAGCGTACCAAAGTTCAAAGGCTTGAACACTAGCATAAGCCGTTCCATTCTCTTGAGTTAATTCACTAAATGTTACATTATTTACACCTAAGTCATCTGAATAGATACTATACGTTTCATTTGATACATTTGTTTTGGTTATCTTAACCTCGTTAGCGTGGTCTTGTTTGATGTCACCGCTAGCATTTACTAGGTAAATGTAGTTACCCTTTTTGTAGATTTTCATTGTTCAAATCGTTTTATTATTCTGTATACTATTCTTTCACTAACTCCAAAGACATCCGAGACATCTGTAATTGCTTGTGTTTTTTTAACTCCTTTTTGCATCTGAAATTGGAATGCTTTGTAAATCTTATACCAAGTTAAGACGTTTACAGATATTAAACCTGACCGTAATAAGTCATGAAGCTCTCCGCTATCATGTAATTTTTCGAGTAATTTTATAGACATATTCAAAGTTAATCAAAAATTTGCTCTATTTTCCACACTTGCCAAATTTCCTTGAGCATCGTTTATGTCTTGAACTACTACAACAGGCTTAGGCATCAATTCAATCATTCTAAGCAATTGGTTTTGTGCGTTCAATTGATTGTCTAAATTGTTGGATAAACTACTCGCAACCGCTCCACCGTTTTGAAATTTCAATGTGCCACCGTTAGCCATTAAAGGTACACCACCCGTAGAAGTGTTTAAGTTAGATAATTGACTAATTAACGGAGTAGCTCTTTTGTTTAAAATAAAGAAACTTTCATCCTTTTCAACTTCAATTTGTGTACCATCTGAAAACACTCCTTTCGTTCCACCATTTGCGTGACTTTGACCACCAAATAAACCCCCTTTTGAGAATTTCGGTACTGGTTGACTAGCAATTAAACCAATTTGAACTGCTCCCAATACACCTGCTAAAATAGATAAGGGAACATTTGGCAAAGCACCAGTAACGCCTAATGCAGTATTCATAACCGCCTTAATAAGATTAGCTTGTTTTTCCTTTTGAAATGCTTCGGTTTTCAACTTACTTTCAGTCGCCTTAAATGTTGCATCTAATTCGGCTTTCTTAGTTTTAAATTCAGCTTCAGTAATTAAACCAGCATCTAATTGAGATTGTAATTGTTTTTGATTTTCATCGTTCTTATTTTGTTCATCTGCTAACTCCTTAGCTATTCTATTCTGTGTAATAGATGAAAGGGCATCCGTCAACTGTGTAGCACTTTGTAAAGTAATTTCTGCTGTTTTTTGTGCTTTCTCTTGTTCTTTGGTTAGCTTTTTTTCTGTTTCTTCAGTTTCTTTCTCTTCAGTTTTCTTAAATTTTTCACCCGTTATTTTTTCTGTGTCTAATGCTAGTTTACCTTCAACGGCTAATTTCGCATCACCAGTTAATTTATTCAGCCTTATTTCTTCTTCAGCATTTACCCTTAACGTGTCAATTTTGCTTTGTTGAAACGCTTCAAACATTGCCTTTTCTTCATCCGTACCTTTTGCCTTTACATAAGCTAATTCTGCATTTATTGATTTTAATTCTTGACTTGCTTTTCTTTCACTTTCTAATTTCGCCTTTGTAAATTGTTCTGTATCAGTTACCGATTTTGCATCACGTTCTTTTTTCTTATTTTCGTAGTCGGTATTAATATTTGTTTTTTCAAGTGTGTAGCTTCTTTCAATTTCAACTATCAATTTTTTATTGCCATCAGCGTCTTTTATCGAACGATCATACTCAATTTTAGCCCTATTTAAAGCATCATCTTTTGCTTCAACGTCCAAAGCGTCTAATTCAGCGTTCTTTTGTTTTTCAATATTAATTAAATCCTCAGCACTATTGGATGTCAATTCAGAAATTGCATTATACTTTGTTTCAATTGCATCGTATCTAGCTTGATTTGATTTATCTTCATTTGCCAATTGTAGGTCTGCTAACTTATTTAAGAAGTCTAATCTTTTTTGTTCAGCTTCAATTTGTTTAGCTGTTCTTTTATCGGTGGCCGTTTTGTCATCCGCTATAATTTTTTCATTATTTGCTTTTTGTTCATCACGAATACCGTTATTTATTTCAGTTTCAAGGTTCTTTTTTTCAAGTCCATAAGTTTTTGCTTTATCTTTTAATTCAGAATGTTGATCTCTTAATCCTTTTATTTCGTCTTTATATTTCTTTTTAGTTTCTTCATCATCCGCTAAGTCATAGCTTTTTTTAGCACTTTTAATAGCTTCATAGTATTTTAATCGCTCCTTAACATCATCAGATTGCGATTTCTCCAATGCTTTTAATTTTAACTTACCAACCGCTTCAAGTGATTTTCCTTCAAGTTCAGCTTGTTTAATTGTTAATTCAGTTATTTTCTCGCTTAATTTTCTTTGCCTTTGCATGGCATCAATAGTTCTAAGTATTGATGCTGTATGATTTTCTTGAGCTTTTATAGCGCTTTGTTTAACCGAATCGCTCCACATTTTTAGAGCCCCAACAATACCTATAATAACACCAGCTAATAAAAATAAAGGGTTCATTAATATTGCTTTACCTAATGAAATCAAAGCACTTCCCATGCTTTTAAGACTTCCTAAAACCTCTTTAAATGTCATTCCCTTAGAAATAACAGCCATTTGTTTCATTTTTTCAGAAACTCCAGCGAAATCTAAGTTCATTAAATCGCCCTGAACTAACTCTAAGTTATTGGATAGTTTTTCAAACCCTGTGCCACCACTAGAAGCCTTAACATTCTCGTTAACTTCTTTGATTTTATCGCCTAATTCACCAGCTTTCTCGCTTGCTTGTTGGTATTCTTCAGAGCCAGCGTCCAAACCTACCATTTGAGATTTAAGGTCTTTTAATTCAGCTTTTAACCCTCTAATTCCTTTGTCATAATTACCTACTTCCCTAACGTGAACACCGTACCCAGCTTCTGATTTTTTTAAACTTTCGTTTAGATCGTTTACTTCTTTATTTAATTGTTTACCACTATCTGTATTTGCGATTTGTTCAGCCGTTAAATTACGCAATGCAGTTTTACCAGCACTTAAAAGCTCCCCTTGTTCTTTTAAACTTAAATTTTGTTTATTTCCTAAACGTTCATTTATTTCTAATGATTTTGAGGATTGATTTAAAACTAATGTTTGTGCTTTAATTTCAGCATTTAATTTAGCATACTCAACCGTACCTTGTTTATTTTCACCTTTTAGAATAGCTTGTTTAATCTTAAGTTCTTCTAACTTTGCTGAAGCTATGTCCGCATTCTTTTTTAAATCCCCTGTATCCAGTTTTATGGATAATAATATTGTTTTTTCTTCGCTCATATCTCTATAATTTCGCAACTTGTTAAGCCACCTTTGTAATTTTCAATTTTATTAATGTAAAAGTACCCGCTTATATTTAAGTCTGGACGCTGTATTTGTATCGGTATTGAAAAATCTAGATCACTTATATCAGTAACATCTAATTTTGCAACTATTTTAATAACCTTTGGATTTTTTAGAATGTTAACGATATTAGTATAATTTTCATCAATCAATTGTTTTGCATTTTTAAAATCACAAAAAGGAACTGGGTTAATTTGAACATGCAATCCAACTCCATCTGTGTATACAACATTGAATGCTGTAGGTTGTATTTTCGTGTATAATAACCGCCACCCAGGATTATTCCATTCATTACTACCATCTTTTAAGGCATCTATTTTGGGAATGATAAAACCATTATATTTATTAGTTTTTAAGGTGGCATCATGTCCCAATTTAATAACATCTTTTTCAACTTCTAAATTTTCATCTGTTAAATTAAAGTAACTATCATTTTCACTTTCTGTCTTAAATTTTACATTATTTTTCTTTGCGAAGTTCCCAAATTTAAAACCCATTGACTTTGAATTTTGTAATTTATTTGACCAATCTTTAGCTATTGATTTATTTAAAATTACATCGTCAAATTTGTTAAACTGAATAGATTTTGAATAATTATTAGTCTGAATAATTACACCCTCCATGTTAAAAATATCTTTTAAAACATCTTTAACTTTCATCTTAAAAATCTTTGTGAAATCAATATGTGTATTATATGCAATTTTAGGACTTGGCGTAAATTCTTGAAATCTACTTAATGATATTTGACTTGTAGCTGTGGCGTTTGGGTAATCGTAGTCGATTAAATTTAATTGCTGAACTTTATTTGTTTGAGCTACATATGTTCTTATTTTAACTTTGTATTCCGTATTTGATAAAAAAGTCATTTCAGGGGTTTCAATATCTAAGGTTAATGGCTTGAAGGAATAGTCATATGGCCCATACATAATTGGCCCATAAATATTTACGGTACCTGTGACATCTGTTATTGCTACATCTATATAAGCTTGTTTCTTACTTAGTGTTTTCCAAGTCGGTGTATTACTATGACCAAAATATAAGTAATAATTACCCGTAAATCTTAATTTTCCTATTTTATTTACCAAAGGTTTAAAAATTCCTAATGCAAAATCAGGGTTATTATTAACATTTCTAAAAGTTGGAAAACTAGTTATTATAGTCATTGCACCACCCTCTGGCACTTGAGTGTAAGGAGTATTTTCACCTTTTACAACCTCTGCATTTTTAATCGCATCACTTGAAGGAATTGTAAAACTATCAGGCGTTAAAATCATTGATTTAAAATTAACAGAATTTAAAAAATTACCTGTGAAATTAAAACCTATTTTACTTGACAATCTATCAAACATTTTAGGAATGACAGCACATGGTAACATTTGCCTTACATCTATAGTATCGGTTGAAAAAAAAGTATCAATGTCCTTCCTCCAGTCAATTAAAGGAAATATGAAAAATTGACTACCATAATTATAGGCGGACACTATATCCCAAAGCACTAAGCTATCATTCTTATATAACTCACCTACTGTTATGTCACCTATTGCATCGGTTAAATCTACATTTCCACTGTAAACATTTATATAAAAATAGTTATTATCCACGCTTGAAATTTCAGCTACTCCTTCAGTAACTATTTCAACTCCATTTTGAATATAAGTAGCTTTTAACTTTTTATAAGCCATCAAACTAGCCGAAGTTTGCAAATGTGACCATTCAAATATTTCCCTATTATTCTTTGTAATTGGTAGCTTAAAAGTATTCGAAAAGTTGCCCTGTCTATTTTGAAGTTCACCTATATTATTTGCGCAAAAAGTTAGTCCAATATTGGTTAGATCACTTAAATCTACTCTTCTATCATTAATTATAAGCTCGTTCATTAACCTTGAATATTAATGTAAGGTAATTCTAATGTTATTTGAATTGTAGCCTTTAAATCGGTTGTATCATACAACTTAAATGAGCCCACTTGAGGTCGTACCGTTTGCCATTTAATAGGAGCTTGACTAATTAACCATTCAACGCAGGGTGAATAAAGCATCGTTTTTATTCCCTCAATGTCTTCAATATCTACCATAGCATTAACGATTAATAAAGGAGTTGCATTCTTAGAAATATCATTTATTTGACCACGTGAATTTGATAAGTCTGAAATATAATTTTCATAAGTTCCAGCATTTTGAGTTACTATTCCTTTTGTTTGAACTTTGTGAAATAACCAATGTTCACGACCTCCGTAAGTATTTAACCATGAAATAAAGATTGGATTTTCTTTGCATTCCCTATCTATCTTAATTGTTTTTTTCTCTGTTACTATCATTGGAAAAGTAATTTTGTATAGCCTTGAGTAGCTCTAATGTATGTTTCTGTTGTTTTAAATCCAACATCAAATGTATTACCAACCGACCAGCTACCTTTTGGATCGGCTGAATATTTAGGTACTACTGGAACTGGTTGAGGTGCCCCAGCATCTAGCCATATATCAACAGTTTTGACATTGCTAGTATACCCTTGTTTTAACATTAAACGATTAGCCGTAAACCTAAACGCCATGTTCATATTATCGGTAGTATTTGATATAGTATTTCCATTAATATCTTTAGTTTGCTCCTTTCTAGTTAATTGTGAATTTGTCATGTTATCGGAATAAATGAAATTTAAACTAAATGGATAACCAACAAAATAAGTAGGGCGTTTAAATACGCTTTGAAACTTAGCTTTATCAGTTCTTGCATTGTCATAGGTCGGTACATAGCTACCCATGTTGTAACCGTATTTGTCTTGAATTTGATTAGATGAATTTGTAAAATAAAGGACGTTATCATCTACCATTGAAGTGTAGTTACCAGCAACTCCATTTATAACCTCTCTAATTTGTATGTTAAATTTAGTTCCCTCACCTGTTTGAGATTGATTAATTACATCGTAAACAAAGTTATTTTGATTAATACATTTTGTTGAAAGTAATTCTTGAACGGATATTTTAGCAATTCCAAAATTATTTGTTTTATTTTTTAAAGTACCAATTTCTTCATAAGCCGTTGATCTAATGTAGTAAACTTTTGTTTCAATAAAATAGCTTGCATAAGCGTCTGTAAATATTACAAAACCATTTGTCCCACCTATTAAGTTCAAACTAGCGATAAATTCAAACTTTAAAATAGCTCCATCTACACCTTTAACCGTTAATGTTTTTAAGGCGTTTCCCTGAATATAATTAAGTTTTTGCCCTACCTTAACACTTGAAGGTATATTTGCATTAAATTTAAAATGTACTTCGTTACCAACTTTATATTTCTGAATAACAGTAGCGTCAATTCTTTGAACTTCAAATGTAATCGGTTGATGTGCCGGAAACCATTTTGACTTATGGCCGTTAATTGAAATACTTGGATTTTTAGTTATTGAAATCATTTTGTTATGCTAATTATTTGCGTGTAATACTTGTCCGCTATTAAAGATACTAAATTATCTATACGATTAGATGTCAAAATCGTATCAAAAATATTTTGTTTTCCACCTTGTTGATATAATTTAGTTCCATGAAGGTGAATAGATTTTGAAATCGCCCAACTTAATTGCTCGCTTGTTGGTACATTGCCATCTTTATTCGCCTTACCGCTTATACCTTTCTTATTGATCCAATCTAAAATAGACTTTTGCAATGTAGGATTACCTTTTTTAGCTCCAAATGATGTCGGTTTTCTACCATTCCATAGAACCGATATAAAAGGACTAGCATAAATAGTCATGCTATTCTCAGTACTTTCAACCTCAATAGACTTACCAAAAAAAGAACCAGCTACCTTTTGAAGTTCAGGAACAATAGTGTTGGTAAATTGGTCAAATATTTCTTTATTTGTTGACATACCAAATAATTGACCCAATTAATAACCAACTAACTATAGTAATTATCCAAAGATATTTTTTATATTTTAACATACTCCGTCTGAATTTATCATTCTTAAGCTAAACGGCATCATGATACCACTCATATTTGTATCAAATAGATTTTGAACTTGTACACACGTATCAACGCTTAAATCTCTAACATTATCGACATCATTTTCAAGTGCTATTTGAAATTCACGTTGTGCATTTTCAGCCTTAATAAATATACTTTCTTGTTGTGTATCGTTGTCATCTAATTCACTTTTAAATAAGAATAAAGCGACACAAATATAAGTTCTTTGAAACGCTCCAGTATTCATTATTTTGGGCGTATACTTCATAGGCATATCTAAATAAACAGCGGGTAATATTTGTTCATCAGCCATTAAGTTCTGAAATTGTGTTTCGCTATGTAGAAAGGTATAACTTTCACTATTGGATGTCATATTATCAACGTGACCCTTTACTAATTGTTTTATTGTCATTTGTCTTTTATTATTTCTGAATAGTTTTTTTCAAATTTAGTGCTAATATTTTGTTTAAGTAGTATTAAAAAGATTAAATTATACGGTAATTGTTCAACTTGTTCATGAGTATAATTGTATTTTTCTGCGATCATGTCAATTGTATTGAAATCGCCCAACTCATTGAAGCTATCAATACCGGCCATCTTTTGCTCTATTGTTATTTCGGATTTTAACCGTTCATTATCTCGTTCAATAATCTTTGTTAATCGGTTTAATAAATAGCAATACGCTTGAAATACGACCTCGCAATCTAATTCTAAACAATCTACACCAGAATACAATTTGATAACCTCATAGACGTTTGAAATGTCCCTACAAGCTAATATCTTTTTTTCATAGCTTTGTTCACCTAGATCAAAAGGTAGTTCAATATTATCTATATAATTACTTTCTTCAAACTTTGTAGGGTCGTCTTGTAAAAATTCTAAATATGGAGTAATTACCTCAATATCTAACATCAATATTTCAACCTCATTTAAACCTGTCAATATCTGAATAGCTTGAATTTCATTTGAACTTTGTAGTTTCAAATAATCTTTGAATTTAATATCACTCCAGCTAGTGGGTAAATTGAAATCCTTTATTTGTGTTTTAAATTTTATCATAATAAACGGCTTCGAGGTGCTTTTGCTTTTGGTTTTGAGGTAAAGAAATACCTAATTCCGTCGATTGCGTGGTTAAAATTATCAATCGGTTTATTTAACTTATTCCCTTCACGATCAACCGCCCACGTATAAGCTCTTAATTCTTTTATTATATTCAAACTATTTGAGGTAACGTAAAAGTTATTCTCTTGCATTCTTTGAATACCATACATAATACTATCAGCTCCCTTAGTTGCACCGATTATTTTCATACCTAAACTAGATAATTCTTGTATTGATTTTGGCTCGGCACTATCCGCAATAGTGTAAATTGAATTATCAATATTTAAAGACTTAAATTCTCTCCATATTTCGGGGTTGGTTAAACCAGTACGATATATTCGTTCATCAAAAATATATTCGTTATTCCATTGATAAATATCAGTTATTGTGGTAGGGTCGTTTGTATAACCGAAATCCATTCCTCTTCCTACAAGTTTAGCATCTAAAGGTATTTTGTCAAGTTGCTTCCACTCTTTAAAAATTACACCTTCTAAATTACCAATTTGCCCTAATCCATAAACTTTCCACCAGTTCTCCCAATATGAAGACGTTTTAGCTTTCTCCCTTGCACTTTCTATCTCTTTAATAATTGATTGTTCTAATGCTTCGTTATCCTTATAAGTTAATACAATAAAGTCTGTATCTTCATGACCTATTAACTCCTTGTCTACCCAAAATTCTGCGACTGGGTTATAATCTAAATAAATGAAATCACGTGTACGGATGGCTAATTGATAGTAACTTTCCCAATCTACATTGTTGCACTCGTTTATAAATAAAACATCACGTCTTGCACCTCTCAACTTGTTAGGTTGGTCTGCACTAAAAAATTCAATATAAGAACCGTTTGAAAATTTATAAGTTAACGACGATTTATTCCAATTATTATCGTTGTACATTCCTATCATATCCATTATCTTAAGAAAGTCACGAATAGCACCCCTTCTTAAATGTGGTATAGTTTCTGAAACAACTGATATTTCCTTCTTTGGGTTCTTAACGGCATAATCTATTAAAAAAGGTATAATTGTAAAGGTTTTACTTGCTGAAGTTCCACCCCTTACAACTCTAATCCTCTTTAGTAGGTTCGCTATCTTCTGCTGTGCTGTCGTTTCTTGTAACATTGATATTTATTCCGTTAAAAATAGGTTTTTCAACCTCCTCTGTTACTTGGTGGTTCATTGATAGTTTTCTTAGTTCTTCAGGACTTGCAATCAATTTCATTAAAGCCATTTGCAAAGCTGGTGCATTTGATTTATACCATTTAGACCGCATAGAAACTTTTAATTCAATACGATTTGTTTCTAGCAATCCTTTTAGCTCGTTAACTTCGTTAGATTGAATAGGAAAATACTCGTAAAAAGTAGGTTTTGAAATTGGAATAAAAGCAACTATATCTTCAATGAAAAATAGTTTATGTTTAACTATAACTTCCTTCGCCTGTTCAAATATCTTTTGTTTGTCGTATGCCATTATATCGTTCCGTTATCAGCAAATGAATAAAAATTGTCAACTGTTAGAATAATATGGTCTAATACAGTTACATCAAATAATTTCATAGCTTCTTTTATTTTTTTTGTTATATCAATATCTTGTTGACTTGGTTTTAAGTTTCCGCTAGGATGATTGTGAGCTAAAATAATACCAGTTGCTAAACTATCGACTACATATTTAGCAACTATTCTAACATCTACAACCGTTCCTGTTATTCCTCCTTGACTTATTTTAGCATATCCTAATGTTTGATTTTGATTATTTAAAAGTAATAAAAAAAAACTTTCATAAATTTCAATGTCATCTGAATAAAATTGTCTTATAAATTCAGTTGAAGTAGATGAACTAATTATTTTCTTTTTAGGGAAATCAGTTTGATTTTTTCTTAATTCGTAAAGTGTTGCTGTTTTCATAATTAATATTTTAGTTTAAACAAATATAAAATAAAAATTTAGATTGCAATTATTTAATCTAAATTTTTGAAAGCTTTTAAAGGATAAAAAACAAGTGAATTTCTATATCCATCTTTGTGAATTGGTATTATCGGAGTAACTCCATGTATATTTTTCCAAGCAGGATAAACTAAAATAGAATTGTCAACTTGACCAATTGTGGCATTATAATCGGGAACGTGTAAATCTCCACCTTTTGAGTTCTTTTGTTTACAAATTATTACATTAACCGCCCCGACTATATTACCTGTATCTCTATGAAAAGGTGCTGAAATATTATAGTTAGAAATTGAACTTGTAAATAAGTTTCCAAACCTCCATTTTTCATTAACATCTTTAAATAATTCAATTTGTTGTTCATATTGTTTTGGCAATAATTCTTTTATTAACAACTCACTTTCTTTAGCTAATAATAACATTGCTTTAATAAATGTTTGCGCTGTTTTAACTGAATGAACACTTGACGTTGTTCCGTAATATCTCATAAACTGTGGCTTTGGTGGGACGCTACCAAGTATTACTGACATTTGACTTGTTCCAACCTTTCTCGCATCTGACCTTGACATACCAGGATTATCAATTTGAGCCTTTAAAACGTCTGACCTATCTAGTTTTGTTTTTGGAACATTTTTACTATTAAATTCTGAATTTGCCAAGTCTGCTAATTTACACATTTTTTCAGGCATTTTATTTAAGTAAAAACCTATAGGCTCATTATTTACATAAAAAATACAATCTTCAGTAACATTAGGCTCAATATATTCACAAGGTTCACCAATTTTACGGTTGTGCTTTACTTCAATTAAATCTATACGTTTCATCTTATTTGTTTTTTATAGTGCATAGATAATGATTTTAAATCTGTTTTCATATCTATTCTATCACCTTTCTTTTTTAAAGTAACAAATGGATGCCATTCTCTACACATTTTTTTAGCACTTTCCTCGTCTTTTTTCGCTTTGTATTCATCTTGTAACCCACCAGTATTTGAACCAACATCAGGACAAGAAAACCAAAAATGATTAAATCTTAAAATTCCGTTTCCTTTTTGTATTGTTTGAAGTGCAAAATCTCTATCCTCTTTTAAATTAAATTCTGGTCTATAATTCCATTTAATTTTAGATACATTCATTAATACACAAACTTCTGCAAATTTTTTATTAATTGAATAACTTGTTTTTTCGTGCCAGGCGTGTTGAGTGTAGTTTATCCCTATCAATTCAAAAGGTAATTTCTTTGCTTTTTCTAATATATTAATCCAAATTGACGCATCTTGTTTTATTGTTTTTCCATTATAAATACCAAAAGAAGTAACATCATCATCACAAATTAAAACCCATTCATAATCATTTTGCCTTGCATAATTCAACATAAAATTACGAACATAACCAATACCTTTGTTATTTTCTAAAATAGATATTTTGTTAGGTACTTGATATTTTTCTATTTCTTGTGGTTCTATAAAGTGTTTCACATCAATACCTACATCTTCAAAAAGTTTATAAGTTTTTGTATTTAACCTACCTTTTGTTGGTATAAAACAAATCATATTTTTTCTTTTTCAGCTTTTAAATATTCCATTATCATACCACCAACATAGGCTTTATTATCTCTCCAAAACTTTACAAGTTCAAACGCTTCATTATAATGTTCAGCTTCGAATTCAATTTGTATAGCTTTTTTAACTCCGTTAGTCATATCCTCTAATTGTTCAGATATATCATCGTCGTCAAGAATAGAATAATCTACTTCAGCAGGTTGTTCCCAAACATCTAACCCCCAATCTTCTAATTGTTCAGTGTCCCATTCATTTAATAAATCCCAATCCCATTCCCCGCCTGAAACATTATCTTTTATTAAGAACTCCTTTTGTTGTTCTTCTGTTAAATCGGTTACAATAACAGGTATTTCTTTTAAACCTGCTTCTTTACAAGCCTTGTATCTCATATTTCCACCTAGAATAATCATATCCTGATTAACTACAATAGGTCTAATATCTAACATTTCAGGAAAGTCTTTAATAGACTGAACTAGTTTTGTAAACTTATCATCCTTAATTATTCTAGGGTTATTTGGGTTGAGTTTTATCTCATTTATTTTCAAATATTTCATAATATTAGTGTCATTTTTTTATTAAACATTGCTTCTACAACTGTTTTGCAACCGTATTTATTTACTGCTATCTCTAAAAACCAAGCATCTTTTTTAACTCTATAGTTATATTTCACTATTGGCAAAGGCTCGATAAGAACACCATTTATAAAAGTGGCTTCTATGTTTCTGTCTTTACAGTACTTCTCTAACTTCTCTAATTGTAACATATTAATTGATAAATATAGTCATATTTTTTGCATCTTATATCATAGTATACTATTATTTCAATATACTCAAATAGTTCAGTCATTTTTTAGTTTTGAAGTTACTATAATTGTTTACAATATAGTTGACAAATTCTCGCATAAATACGCTGTCATTCTCATGTTTAAACCATTCAATAGTTACTTTATGTAAGTCGCTTAGGACACCATGTTTAGTAACTATATTTCTTCTATTTGGCAGTTTTAATATTGGGTCTATTATCATAATTTATTTTTGATATGTTAAATGTACTTGTGGACCAGTAGTCTACTTTACCAATATGGTTATACTGGTCACCTACCAAAACTTGCCCTTTAATAATAAAATCATCAATGTAGTTTACTTGAATTATTAATTCTGTTGTTTTTGATGTTGCAATAATATTCATATGTCCTTTATAAAATTACCATTAACCGTTTTACCAGCTCTATTTTTAATCTCATCATAAGCACTTTCTAAACACTTATCAAAATCATGTCCTAATTGATTAGCTAAAATGATTAAAACTACTGCACAATCGCCTATTGCATCTATTTGTTCGTACGGGTCTTTATTAAGAATTGATAATAAAAGTTCGTTACTTTCTTCCTGTAACTTGCTATATTGTTTTAAGGCATTTTCGTTGTGTAGAAGGTTTCTTAATTCTGCCCACTCTAATACCTTTTCTTTTATATTTTTCATAATCTATTTAGTTTTGTTCGGCTAATATAACTATTTATCTTTAATAATCATAAATTCACAACCATATTTTGTAACTTCTTTTCCTCTGAATAATTGCAAAGGTTTAACAGTATCTGTTTTTTCTTTACATTCTATGAATAAAGGTTTCTCATTTTCCTTTAAAGCTAGTAAATCTGAAATACCATTTTTGTTTGTACGTGTAAGATTAATCACAAAATAACCTTGTTTCTCTAGGTCTTTAATAACTTTTGTTTGTAGTTTGCTTGCCATTATATTAATTTTAAAAATTGTTTTTCTGTGAAATTCTTTTTATTTTTTACCACATTATGTATTTTTTCAGTTAAACTACCTTTTGGATAAATAAAATAAATATTATTTTCTTTACGGTCTATTGTTGTTAATCTATCTATCGATTGAAGGTAATTAGTTCCAGAATAACCAAAATTATAGAATACTAAACAATCTGCTGAACTTAAATTAATACCCATTGCCGAGCTATATTGTTGACCTATGTATGTTTTATTTGAATTATTGAACTCATCTATATCAGTTGTATAATTTGTAAATATTTCTTTTAATAGTTCAAATTCTGCAATGTAATAATAGAAAATAGCTATCTTTTTATCTTTGAATTTATCTTTAATATAGTTTGCCTTTGAATAATCTAAAACTTTTATATTACCACTTTCAAACTTAATCGTTCCATTTTCTAATTGGTGTAATTTCTGCATTAATTTTGCTCCTGTATCTGCTAAAATTAACTCATCTTTGCCCTCTATTAATTTATCTTTTTTAAGTCTTTTAATCAATATTTCGTTTATTGATTTGCAATATAAAACATTGATATTTACTTTTGATTTAAACCCTGAATTTTCCTGAGTATATTTAATTGTATATTCATCAATAATTGGATTGATTAAATCCATTTTAGCATCTGAATAATCTTTAACAACTCCATATCCTAAATGCTTTTCAGTTACGTTTACAAATGTTTTCGACCATTTATAAAAATTACCATATTCTTTAAATGGAGAATAATAAGATACCCAAAATTGGTGGTAAATTTGTGATCCACTTTCAGTTGACATTGTACCACTTAAAAATATCATAGGTAAATACGAATATTTTAATTTAAATAGTTTTGTTCTATTGCTAGGTTTTGGAAAAGCTCCATTACCGTGATGTTCATCTGAAATTATTAAATCAAAGTTACCCTCTATTTTATGCAATGATTCTGCATTTATGATAGTTATATCAAATAAGAAATTAAAGTTGTTATAATCGTCTTGAATTGAACTAATAGCTTTCTTTTTAGTTATAAATAAAACATTCTTAGCATTGAATAACTTAGCTGTATTTAAAGCCGTTAATGTTTTGCCTGTTCTCGGTTGCATATTTAAATAAACTATCTTTTTAGATTGTAATATTTCAACTGCTTTTTCTGATATCTCTATTTGATAGTCTCTTAAATTCATTTAAAATTTTGTTTAAAATATTTTAATTTTTCTTCTAATAATAAATTATCTCGCTTCAATGTTTGAACTTTAATATCTAGTTCAGTAAATTGATATTGAATAAATAGCAATCGTTTTAAAGTGTTTTCTGATAGTTTTGTATCTATTCCTTTAGCTTCCTGATTTAAGATAGTAGCTTCGGTTCTAAATGCTAAATTCTTTAAATAATGAAAAGCCACGTTAACATCAATTTCTGAACGTAAATTGTAATTTATTATCTCATCTTTTGATAAAGTAATATTTTGATTTACTAACTCTTTTTTTATCGAAATAAACGGAGTGTTTAAAATTACTCCTTTTGGTCTAGTTAATTCCTGCATCTTTTTCAATTTTATCCCAAATATCCAATGTTTTTGGATCTACTTTGGTTTTGATTATTTTAAACTTTTTAACTCCACCAGGAGAAACTGTTTCATATTGATAATTAAAAAAATCACAATACTTTTTTATTGAACTTGTAACTTTATTTTTAGATAATTTATTACGATCAAATTTATTTACTAATTGATTTTCATAAAAAGTATAAAACCAAGTTGACTCAATCCATTCATCTGATTTAATTTGATTAATGCAATCAATTAATTCTTTAGTTATTTCAACTTCTAACTTTTTAAATGGTAAAGAAATACTTTCATAAGACATTAAACCATTTTTAAGATACTTTTTTAAACATTCAATCATATAACAATCAAATCTAGCATACTCCTCAGCATCCCAATCATCAAAAAACATATGTTTAAAATAGTCTTTAGGTGTATAATTTGCATTAAAAAATGAACTTAATTCAACCTCAAACTTTCTAGCATCGTGAGAACCTCCTGTTCCTTTTAAAACATAATTAGTAGTAATTAAAATCTTTGGACTGTCCTCAACTGGCAATTTAATAGTATCTTTTCCTTTATAAGTAATTTCTATACCCTCAGTAATTACAGAAAAAAGATTTATAAATTGAAAGTTTGGTTTTACATCATCAAAAACTAATACTTGACAATCTGTCTTTATTCCTTGATAAGGAAAAGGATCGTTAAATGAAAACTTTTTACCATCTATAGATTGAACTTTTTTTAGTTGTTTAATTGCATTCCAAAATAAACCTTTTCCACTCCTTCCGTTTGGCTCATCACTTATCATCTCATCGTTTAAAACAATAGCTTTATTTTCACTTTTTGATTTATATGAGTGAACTAAATAACCAATAACAGTTTGAAAAGTATTGTAACGATCTACATTTTCACCTGATATTTTCCAAATAAACTCTCTATATTTACTTTGATGATGATCACTTTCTATATAATCTCTTTTTATAACCTGATCCTTCCATATACTTAAACCAAAATCGCTATAAGGTTTTAATTTTTGAGTATCTTTTTTAACTTCAACAACTCCATTTTCATAGAATAAATAACAAGTATCTTTTTTATCTCTAAGTAATGAAATTTCTTTACTTTGTATCATAGATAAAAAATCACGTTTAAAGATATTAGTTTTTGAAGTCATCAAATTATAAACAGGTTTACTTTGTATTTCATTCTCAACGTAATTTAATACAAAATCTTTAACCTCAAAATCATCTTTTATCTCTAAAAATATATCATTCTTTTTAATAATGTTAAATGAACTTTGATCATTTGGTTTGCATTTAAAAAAGTTGTTTACTTCTAAAAATCTTTTAAAATTAT